ATTAGCTGTAAACTGATCTTGTGTTATTTCCATTATTCTTAATCCTGCTAATAACACGGCACATAGGAAGGCCAACATACAAAAGTGCTGCGCCTAACTTGCTCCCTTTGCCGTAGCCAACTCTGTGAGCCATTTCTTTTGCCACCTCAGTAACAACAGGTCTAATAGCTTTTGCAGCCCACCTGTTATTTCTAATAAACTTAGCTGTGGGTACACCCCATGCCCAGTAGCCTTGCCGTGTCTCTAGTGGTAGAGTGCGTCCGTAAGCACCGTCATGCTGCCAGAGTTCTTTGTCTAGAAGACTCATGTCTTTAAGTGCTGTGCAGATTACTTTACTGTCGCCGCCATCTGCGCCACCGCCGTCGTCTTCGCCGGGGCTACCCGGTTCATCAATACCGGGGTCATAACTGGGGTCGTCAAAATCCATGTCAGGATCGCTTGACTCTCTTGATGCTAATCCTTGCGCCTCATATGCTGGCGCATCAACTCCCCCACTGCCTATTTTGCCAGCCGTAGGACCATATCCAAAGTCATCCATAGTCCCCCCTACAGATTCTGCGTCAGGAGCAAGCCCTTTACGATTTCGTGAAATCATATTAGCTAGCCTCTGTTGTTCTGGATCGGTAGGGTCTACCTGATTTTTCCCCGTTATTGACATAACTTGTTCAGCAACTTCTACGCTTGCGGCATTGGGGTTAGGGCTGTTGTAGCCTCCATCATCATAGCTAAGGGATAATTCTGCCTCAGCGGAGGCGGCACTTTGTTTTTTACTATAATACGCCTCTGCAGCGAGTTTAGCTTCTTCGGTTAAGCTCTGTATTCCTGCAGGAGTAGGCGGATCAAACACCCCTGTAATGCTAGGTCTGTTTCCGCGAACAGCCGCAGCAATAGACGCGCTACCTGCGCCTTGTAAGTCTTGTACTTGACTTGCAACAGCAGCAGATAGAGAGGCGGCTGCTGTGCTAACCTCTAGTCCGGTCATTCCTCGGTCTGCAAGACTACCAAAGCCTAGATCAATACCCTGTACTCCCATTGCTTCAGCTATCGCATTATAGTCCTCTGCAAAAGCTTTACTAGCAGCCATAGATTCTATACCCGCTCGTTCTGCTATTGATTCTATTGAGTTATCTATGCCTCTACTAGTTGCGTAACTATTAAAAGTAGATTGTATTGCTGCATCAGCAATGTCTATATCTTCATAATCAAGATAGGACTGAACAACTGCAGCTTGATTTATATCTTCAATACTTATGTTATCTGCTGTTACTCCTTTGCCCGCAACTTGATCAGCTAAAGCATTCATATCAAATTGCAGACTGCCGATAGCACCGGGTACTTCTGAAAAATCTAAATCAATTGCAGTTACGTTGGTTTGATCACTAGGGTCTGCAAAACCAGTCATTCCTGCTGAAGAGGCTGTGGGCGCACTGAAAGAAACTCCCGCAGTGCTAAAGGCGTTTGCCATACCTATGGCTCTGTTATTAACCTCTTCTGTATATCCTAGCTGGTCCCTAGCAAAATCAGTTAAATTATAAAAAGCTTTTATAGGAGCAGGCATCAGTGCTTCTACAAAACCCGGAGTTACTAACTGCCCTGTCTGTTTATCAAAATTAAAACCCACCACACCGCTTGGCAGGTTAAAGGTAAACACTTGAGGAGTTAAAGTGCCATACTGCATCTGTCTACCATAAGCTTCTAGAGTCTGATCAGGGTTTGTTATTGCAGTATAAATTCCCTCAATATACTCTCCAACATTTTTAGTTGCTTGACTAATTAAACCGCTTACAGTTACATTTTTATTAGCAAGATCGGCTACGTTTGCAGCCCGTTGTCCAACTGCAAGGGCGGCAGAGGTTGCACTGAGTGCGCTAGGAAGGTCTGTTATATTAGCATTTGCTAAAGATTGCGTTGCATTAAAACCTCCAAATGCACCAACAATATCAACTTCTCCTAAACCTTTCGTTGCTAAACCAGAAGCAAAATCCGTGAGACTAGCCCCTCGCCCAAAACCTCCAATAGCACTTCCAAACAGACCAGCAGCCAACCCCGGATTAGTGAGATCAGATATATCTTGAGCTTCTGTACTTGTCGCTGTATCAAGACCAATATCTCCAGCATCATCGCCTGATGTAACACTAGGAGGCCCAAAGACCTGTTCAAATTGTTGTTGTGGCTGTGGCCTATCCTGAAATTGTGACGTAAAGGTAGCAAGATCACTGGCAACTGTGGACGCCTCTCCTAAGATGCTACTAAAGGTATTTGAGTCAAACTCATTAATACGACTAGCCGCACTTTCTCTAAAAGCATCCACACTGCTAGGATCAGAAAAGTTTACTTCATCAAGAAGATCACCAAACAAATCTTCAATAGCCACCTGTGATGTAGAAGCTGTAGCTACAGATAGATCATCCTTTCGGCGCTTGACCCCTAGCCCCTCAATATCAAGAGACTGAGAACCACCGCCTACATCAATAGTAGCTTCAGGAATAGCTTCCATAGTCACAGGTTTAGCGGATACCGCTCCTGCTCCTTGAAGTGCCTCTGCTATGTTAGTCGCCACGTTTGCTGTACTCTTTCTGTTGAGTATTAACCTGCGTCTTCAGGGATAGGAGGTGATCCACCACCTGCACCTTGCCCTGCAGAGAGCGCATCTCTGAGTCCGATTTCTCCACCACCAGCAGGGCCTGATGCCTGTTCTTGAGATCCTTGAGGTAGTCCTCCAGACTGCCCCATGCCGCCTGATTGTTGACCAGCGGCAGCAGGGTCTGGCATGTTTCCTTGTTGAGCATTTAATCCTCTCAATACTTCTGCAAAGATTTGTGCATCGTTGATATCATTTACCAACAGATCAGGATCAATGTCCTGTGCAATGGCTAGCTCCCGCACAAGATTTGGAATCTTGATAAACGGTGCAAGCATGGGATTTGCCACTGTCTGTAGCAGCGCGGTTAGACGCTGACTACGGACTTCTTTCTGCATAACTGCAGCGGTTCCCTGTGGCTTGATCTCCAAATCTCCCTGTATCTCAGGACGGTCATCAGTAAACTGCATATTCCAAAAGAACATGCACTCACCGAGCGGCTTGAGAAGAAAATCGTCAACATTTTTTATTACAGTTTTTACACTGAGGTTAGCACCACCCAGCAACATACTTAGTCCTGCAGCGGTACGTCCTGTACCGGACACGCCCGTTTGTCCGTGCATAATGCTGGGCAGTCCAGTTTCTTCATCGGCTAATTGTCGTGCAGCCTGATACATCTGTATGTTTTCGCCAGCGGTGTTTGGAAACTTTACAGCATTGATAGCTGTGCCAGTGACACCAGACTGACGCCTAAACACTTTACCCGGATAGATATCATAGTTCTGTCCGGGTACAAGAGATGCCTCGTCTACATCAAATACTACATTACCAGCTAGTGCTAAGTTGTCAATAGCCATTCTTACATGACCATTCATTAGTAGCTGGGCGTCCTCCATGTTCTCAGGTATACCAACGCCAAACAACTGGTAAGGGTTAATTTCATATGGCGTTGCAAAGAACGGAATGCGATACGGTACAAACGGATTGAGGACTAATCGTAGAACCTCATTGCCACAAACCCACACATTGACAGGCACCTCTGCAAGATCACTAACTGCCATAGGTATGCCCATCTCTTCTACAAGCTGGCTGTCCATGTTGCCCCAGAACTCAAGCACCTCATACCTGTCAACGGCAGCAAGGTCTTCCAAGCTCTCTGCACGAATAGTGTCTTCAAAGTATTTGTCCGTGTAATTAGGACCAGCGTTCAGACAGGTTGCAACAGCATCAGGATTGAAGAACGGCTTGTCCATCAAGTCTCGCATCTGCGACCTGTTTAGTCGGTGGCGCTGAATTACATAGGAGCAATCATCCACACTAGTAGCGGTGGGGTCTGGGTAAAAGTTCCAGCATGAAACCGACTCAAGACGGGGTACAAGCTTTTTATATGGGTTGTAGTTTTTATCATTATCCCATCTATGTAGAGTTTTACTCTCATTGAGCGGCCCCTTTACAATGCCCGTGCCAAGAAGGGCGCACTCAAACAGAGAGTGGCGCAATATGTTCGTGGCGTTGTTTTCATGCAGTTGGTCATGGATGAGCTTTTCCATGTGCCGCGCTGTTTCGCGTGAAGGAGATATCTGCGGCTCACCCAAACGGCTTGGGCCTTCCTGCAGATCAATGCCCTCATACTTTTCAGCTAGTCCTGCTAGCGGAGAAGCCTCAGTAGCCCCCGGCGGCATTTCGCGGCCATCGCCGGGAAAACCATAGGGGTCTGCCATAGGTGCTTCTTCCTGCTGTGGAGGTACAGGAGCTTTGCTTAGATGTGCAAACTCTGCAACGCCTTCAGGCACAGGGCTAGGCTCAACAACGATTGGGAACTTTTTGTTAGCAAAAAGCACGTCAATCATCTGCCCATAAGCAGCGAGAACTTTTGTTTTGGTAATCTTAACGAACACTCTACTGTTCTCAGATTCACGGAACTGAGTTGTAGAGTCGTAGATACCTCTAAAGTTTTTGTAGGCTTTTAGCCAGCGTTGTTCGTGCTGATAGCGGCCATGCTCTGCTTCTTCAAACTTTGACTTAACAGTGCCAACTACATTTGTAGAAGCCTCATCAACAAAGGCTGCTGCTGTGATATCGCCTAAAGGTGAATCCTCCATAGGACTTTCCTCTTTGCTTAGTAGTCTTTTTCGTCAGCCATGCGGAAGACTGCCGGATCGACCATGTTGGTCGCTTGACGAGGCATGTCCACCTGCAGCGCGTCACGATCAATCGGGCCGATAAGCATCTGCTCAAGACCTTCACGGTAGAGAGAACCTTCAGCCGCTTCGCTGAGTTCACCCTGCTTGCTCATCATACCCATAATGTAATCTGCTCCATACGCTTTCATAGGTTTTCCTTTCTATCAATCTAGGTATAAAAATCCTCTAGCGCCTTTTAGACGGTCAGAGGCTTGTTGTTTTTCCATAGCGGAAAAAGCTTCTTCATCAGCACTTCTTAATTGTTCGTAATCGGGTCCAGCCCTTTTTCGTGCTTCAAAACCTTCCATTGTAGCATCAGCCACCGGAGTTGATGCGGCTAATTCATCAATAACTGTTAGTCCAAGACCAACACCGGGAATCAACGCTTTAGCTGCCCCTCTGCCACCCTTTTTAATAATGCCCAGTATGCTTTTAGTTCTTTCAGACATCGGCTTCCGCTCATCAGAGGGAAGTGGTCTGGGCTGTGGTTTCTCTTGTTCTTCAGGAGGTGAAATAAACTTAGCTGTTCTTTCTTGTATTGTTGGTGTTTCAGGAATAGCGGGTCTGGCTTCTCGTCGCGCAGCCGCCTTTCTCTGCCTGTCCTGCATCTCAATCTGAGGAGTGATTTTTGTCTGTGCGTATATAGGAAGATACGCTTTTTTAGCCTGTTCTAAACCTTTTTTGGAAAGAGCGAGTCTGTAGGGGCGTATCCTATTTGGGTCTTCAATAGGCTTTCCATCCTTATCTCTACCAATTATGACAGGGACACCGCCTCTTTCTTTTATATCTAGTAGTCTTTTACCTTCTCTGGAGCGCCTATTTTGGCTGCTCTTAGGAAGATTTTTAAATTCTTGATCTAGCCGTTTAAACTCTGGGTCAGCGTCTTGGAGAAACCCATTATCATACAAAAACTGTTCATACGCTTTAAACTCATCAAGACTTTTGAAGACGCCTTCAATGCCGTCAGGAAAAGCGTCTTTAATGTATCTATCTAAGTCTTTTGACCTTTCTAGATTTCCTTTTCTAAACGCATCAAATCTCTTAGTTAGATCAGTAATAGAACCCCTTACATTTTTTCCCGTCTCTTGCATCATCTTCAGTATAAGACCAACGCCCTTATCCGTTATAGTGATAGGATTTTTAACAGCTACCCTTCCTGATTTAGTTTTAGGTGAACCAGTTACGTTAGGTGTTAATTGTTTTCCCGGCTCTACACCAGCCTTTATCTCTGCAGCGGTGGCGCGTCTTTTAGGCAGCATGTCTTCAAGATCAAGTTTTTCAAGGGCCTCTATTCCTGCCTTAGCCGCTGCCGCTTGAAAATCCATAGCAAGACTAGTGGTAAATCTTCCACTGTATGCTCTTTTAAATGCCTCAAAATCATCTGCGGTCAAAGAAGACCTGTTTTGATCTTTTATCTTTTGAATTACAAAATTAATAGCATCTGCTTTTTTCATGCTTAGTAACCAAATGTAGAGTCAAACGGTTTTGGCTTTGCCTCTTGCATCTTGTTCATCATTGAGTTGATGGTTAGATGTCCTCTTGCGCGTGTCATGCACATGTATCGCAAAGCGTCATAGGCGTGGTCATCTGCTTTTGTATCTACATCTTCAGGATTTGTCTTTGACAGTGGTAGCCCTGAGAGAGTACGTATCAGATGTGTGCAGGTTGAAAGTATCTTTATTTTTGGTTCTTGTGTAAACTCGTCTACCTGCAAACGCCTATGTAGTTCTAGTTTACCTGCAATCCTGTTCCTATCTGATGGAGTAAATCTAGCTCCACAACGAATGAGAGTTTCAGCGATTGAAGGTCCGGTGCCTGTCCTGTTCCAACAGGAAGAGTCAAGCACCGAGTAGTACATGCCGGGATCACCTCCCTCAAGATTTACAATGATGTTGGCTAGGCTCTCTGCAGTCTGACCTTTGCCATAAAACTCCCTGTAAATCCAAAGGGTGTCATCCCAATCAACTGCGCCCCACAGGACACAAGAGGGGGCGGCATACCCGTAGTCTGCTGCACGAAGGCGTAACCAGCCGTGGGGTATCTGTGCCTGTGAGGCTTCCACAACATGAACGCTGCGGGAAAACTCTGGGAACGCCGCTCCCTCTGCGACATCCCAATCCCCTTCTAGAAGCCGCCTTCGTTCGACTTCTGGGAGCGACCTCAACATGGCTTCATATTCACCAGTTTCAGCGAGGTAGGGGTTATCAGTCAGACGCGCCGGAATGAATTTACGAAGAAACAGCGGCTGACCTGCTTTACCGTTAGTTGCTGTCTCAGGCCACAAAAGAGCGTTGCCTGTATCAACATCGGTAGCTGCAAACGGTGTATTAGGCGGTGCAGGGTCAATGTACATCTTCTTGACCCACCAGCCACCTACCCCTCCGGGGTTTCCTGTGCAGCGCATATATGCGTCAATCTGCGGGTCCGTTGTACGAAGTCTGGAGCGCAGATACTCCCACACGTAGGGAGTTGGGTAGTGCGTTATCTCGTCAATACCAATCCAAGTAAAAGCCTGACCTTGGTAGCGTGTTACGTCCTTGTCTTTGTCGAGGTAGGAGAACCATGCCGTAGCCCCGGACGGGAACTGCCACATAGCCTTGGACTCTCTGAATACGGCACCGGGAAAAGCTTTTGGATAGAGTTGTTTACTCTTGTCAACCAGTTCTGTAAGCTCGTCCAAAGTACGACGAATAATAAGGGCGCGATGATTGGGGTTGCTACAGTAGCGAAGCAGATCAGCAAGAAGAGCATAAGACTTGCCACCGCCAGCAGCCCCACCATAAAAAACATCCCTTTCAGGGCTTGCCAAAAAGTCAGTCTGCGGCCCTTCATTTGGTTTGAAGATAACCTCTGCTTCATCCTCTACTAACTCCCTTACGGGTTTTGGTACATTCTGTAGTGTGGTATCTTCAATGACCTTAGCACCATTCTTGTTGAACAAAGCCTGTTCAACTTTCTTGATGCTGTCTTTCTTCTCTTTGGCCTTAGATGCTTTCTTCTGTGCTTTCTTCTTTGCCCTGTCCGCGTTTCGAACCGCAGCGGCAGAAGCTCGTCTTGCTCTTTCTTTTGCAGAGAGACGATAGTTACCCTTCTCGCCCTCGGCTAATTTGGGACGGCCACGCTTGCGCTTGACAGGCTCTTCTCTTACGTCAGCTTTATCCACCAAAGGCAGGGGGCTTTCTTCGGATGTTCTTTTTATGCCTTCGCTCTGGTGATCTAAATCGTCCAAGTGTTTTACCCTTGTGAAATACTACCTTGGTATTTCCCGCTGTCTTTCTCTTTTTTGTTGCCATTACTTTAACTTTGGTTTACGAACCCCACCGCCTTTTGCGTATGGTTTTACTTTGCCTCCCTTTGCAAACTTACCTGTAAATCTAGCTCCAACATAGCTAGAACCGCTCTCTGGGTCGTATCTTCCTTGAACACCTGCTGAACCTTTTAGCCCTCCAAACTCAACAGGCTTCTCATATCTCGCCCCTACAGCGGGTGGTCTGCGCCGTGCTTCCTCAAGGCCCATACCCTTAAAATCGAGATTCAGATTTAGTCCCTCTGGTAGCTGGCGATTAACAAACTTCTCGCCCTGACGGGCAATCTCTTTTACCGCATCTCTAGACGCCTTGTCCTTCAACGCTCTGGAAGAGTACCTCTCAGGATTAAGAAAGTAATCTGCAGCTATATAAGCAGCCCCCATAGCACCTTTTGCTAGCTGCTTTCTGCTTACATCTTTTTCTATATCAGGGTTAGTAATACCAATGTCCCGTGAACGAGCAGTAAAAGCTGTCTCTTCCATCTTCTCAGACCGCTCAATCTGACGCTTCAAATTGTCCCTGATGACGGTGACAGCTTGCTTTACCTGTTGTTTTTGGCTAGCCATTTTGAATTACGTTATCCTCTATAACTAATCCACGGTCAATTGCAAAAGCGCGTGTTATAAGATCTTCTGTAAGTTTTATCTCAGTGCTTTTGTAAAACTTGCCCTTACCACGAATGTAGCAGGGATAGCTCAAGGGTTTTCTGGTTCGCGATAGTGTAACTTCTACATAAATTTTATTCATGGTCTATGATAACAGGGTCCACTTGCCCCGACTTCGCCGGAAGAAGAACCACTCCGTGTATAGCAGTAACATTATGTTCAACCTTATCATGCTTACCCACGCCTACTCTGTTTAGAATAGATTCTGCTGCTTTAATACGCTGTTCAGCGCGTGGGGTTGTTCCGTCATCGTCTAGTGCATTTACCAGACCTGCCGCTGCTTTTACAGAGTTAGCGGCTAACATGTTTTTTGCTCTCTCTACAATTTCATCGGCTAGAGAGTTCATAACTGCTTTACCAGTGGTTTCACAGTAGCCTGCTACACGTAAAGCTGCAGCGTTGTTGCCACCATTATCCATGAGTGCATCAAGATACGCAAGCTGTTTTTCTGTTAGCTGGCGTTTTTTCTTTTTAGTGGGTAAAAGACCTTCCGCCATCAGTAACGTACTTTGCGTACTCCTCCACCCACTGCATATTCTTTTTTAAAGCCTTTAATTCCTGCAACAATGCCGCCTTCTTTCATACCAGCAACTTTATTGCGGTTCATCTCCATCAGGCTTTGCTGTGGGTTTTGTTGCATAGTTCCTGCACCCATGATTTTATTTTTATCAGGTGTGCCTGTCTGAGCCATGCCTCCCATATACATTTTCTTTTTCACTGACTTCTTCCTCTTAAATGTTGCGACATTCGTCGGCTTACCGCCGACACCTTGCGGCTTGGCCCTTTTACGAGCAACGGCACTCTTTCTTTCTGCTGCCGTCATAGACTTAGCCTTGGAGCGCGGCACACACTTAGGGTAGGCACGTTTAGACTTAGATGCAGAAGAACGACCGCAAGCCTGAAACTTGCCGCCTTTCTTTGGCGCACCAATGTCTACCCAGTCCCCTTTGGGGCCTTTGCCGAACCACTCCTTGAGGCTCATTAGTAAGTCCCGCCTCGTTTCTTGTACGTGCGGACTAACCAAGCGTTTGCATATGCGCTGGGGTAGACTTTAAACTTACGTTTAGCCTCTGCCTTCACTCTTGCGTACAGAGCTTTGTTCTTAGGCGTAGGAGACTTGCTTGAACTTTTAGTTTTACTACTTTTAGCCATGTGTTAACACTTCCAACGTTTTCTAGCCTGACGCAGACGGCTATTAGGGTCTTTAGCCGCCTTGGGAAACTTCTTCATCTGTCCTGCAGAACGAGCGCAGAAGGACTT